CATGTTCATAGAGTACATCATCATAAACAACTGATTCTACCCAATTCCAATTAGGAGTTCCTAAGACATCATTGTAAGATTTTATCCATTGTGCTGGTATTCCTCCTGTCATAGCTTTCCTACTAGCCATACGGTCATGATTACCAATACAAACATCTGCAACAGGAAAAGCCTTGTACCAATCAGCTACTTTTTCTATTGTCTTTTTTAATTCTAATCCTGCTGCCATTCCATCAGGATCTGGTTCATGGTAAGAAAAAGCGTGATTATCGAGGATGTCACCTATGAATATTACTTGATTGCAATTATAGGTTTCGTATTGCTCTAGACAGAAGTCCAGGTAGCCATCAAGGCAGAAGGGTTCATGAAGGTCTCCGACTACTAGGATATTCCTAGTGTCGGTTTCCCTCATTTTTTGTATTGCCACCAACTCATGTGGCTTTAATCTAAATCTATTATTTCTTTGCAATGTCCGCGATTCCTTGCCCTACCACTAAGGTTAGAAGTGCATAGTAAAGATTCTGAGCAGTATCTACGTCTACCCCTAAAAACTTTACAAGTGCAGGTACAACTATAGAACTAACGGCGTACCAGAACTTCTTTGATTTGAACATTTGTCCAATTAAAAACTTTTCTAAAAATTTCATGTTTATTTATTTTTGATTATTAAATTCATTTCTGATGCTCCCAAATGTATGATTTCTTTGAGTAATAATTCCAATGCCAAAGTTGAATTATGAACAATGTCTTGTTGGCTTTTCAATCCTACTAGGATGCAGCCCCTTGAATCTTTGGCGGTATTTCCCCTGTGAAATAATATGTAATCTCTATCAGGAACATCTTGTACTAATATATGTAAGTAATCTCTACTTCCACTTTCTCTTGGGTATCTTAATCTTGCTTTGTATTCTCCTGCTGGTATGCAAGATATGCTTCTTTGATTATCTCTATAAGGTAGCTCTAATGTATCACACATCTTTTCTCCATTTAAAAACAATTCACCAATTGTTGATTCCTCAGTAAATGTTTTTCTAATAATAAGAAGGTTAGTTTTATTCAAACTAGATGAAGTATGATTTATATATTTTGCAGCCTTTAATTTCTCTAATAAGTTCTTTACGCATTTTAGGTTCATCCTTTATGTTTTTGTTATACTTAGGATTCTTGCTATTTAATTTCCGCTTCTTAGGCATTTTTCTTGAATTTTAAAAATTTGTAAATGGTGAAAATTATAGCGAGGCAAAGTGATACAAAGGTCAGTATCTCGTTGCATTGAGTGATGTTTAAAGCAATAGCTGTACTATTTGCTATTCCTACTTGTAGCGTATCTTGAACTTCTTTCATTTTTATTTGTTTTTGGCTTTGCATCCAAGTAGGATTTTAGCTTAGTTATATTAATTGTCTTTGTTTTATAGTATTTCTTCATTAATCTCCAGCACTTAAAAAGTCACGTAAAGTAAGTTTTCTTCCTTGTATTGGCTTTTCAAGGTTCATTCCTGCATAATAATTCTGAATTGAAGGATCTACATCTGCACCTGTGTTGGTCGAGTATTCAGGAAAGCTAGATGTATTGTTTCTTATGTAGTCTATTAGTCTTTCACGATAATATGAAGCTGTATTAAGGACTTCTTCTCTAAAATGCTGTGCCTCTTCCGTAGATAAGGCAGTTCCAGTTTCGGATGTTTTAGAATAGATGTTGCCATTTTCCACCTTAAATCTAAGGTATGGCAAAGCGTGGTATAGACTATAGCCAGGCAACATATCGCCAATGTAATCATCTACCAAAGTTTTATAAGCACCAGCTAATGTACCTGCTGTAATTTCATCTTTAAGTTTTTGAGTTAGATCTGTTCCTAATGCTGTTTCAACATAAAGCTTTTGCGCCTCTTTTACAAATGGCAAAAGAAGATCCACATCTACATTCAGATTGATTGCAGTTGAATCTTTTAGTTTTTGTTCTGATATAAATAATACGTATGCCATAATTATCTTGGTTCTAAAAATCCTTGATTTTTCATAGTCTTAGGAGCTCTTGCAACTAAGCTATCATTCTTTTTAATTGTAAATCCTTCACTTCTTGCCTTTGTAGCTGTTACTATTTTATCTGTTGTGATATTATCAGGATATACTACAAACCCTTCATCACTAGCAGGAGCTTGGAATATTCTACGCTTCCAGTAGTGATGACAATTACCGCCTCCTTTCCAGAGCCAGACTGAATAAGTATTAGCTCCACGAGGCCCCCAACCTGGATTAACAGCAATATTAGTCATTTTTAAAATATCCTCTTTTCTGTAAATCTTTCTAGTAGCCATCATAAGTTTGCAAAAACTTCTAGTTTCTCCTTCTTGACTTAGAGCATTGTTTTTAGTATATACATACCTTACTTTAAAAAAAGCATCTTTTTCTTTATTCAATCCATCTTGTTCACTTCTGACATTGGGATTTTGCCTACCTGTTCTTACGAAATCAAACTTTTCACTTGCCACTTTATTTAATTCAGCTTCAAAGTCAAAGTCTTGGTGTTCACCATCTACTATTTCATCATCAATTAATTCCCAACCTTCAGGAATATCCTCACCGAATTCCTCAATGAAAGATTCTAGTTCTGTTCTCTCTACTTTGCTAAAATCCTCTCTTACTTCTATGTCTAATGGTTCAAGCCCGAGTTCTTCTCTAATTTCTGCTTCCGTCATAACAGCTTTAAGATCTTGTGAAGTAAACTCTAATGTGATTGGTTTAAGCTGTACAAAGTTTACAGGCATATCCATATTGTTAATCTGGAATATCTTTCTTAACTGTTTTACTATCTGATCTTGGAATGGTTTTACCACCGTATTCAAGTAGAAATTTGCAGCCGAGTTCAATTCATCAACATTTGATCCCAAACCGCTTTCGTTCTTTATCCCCATAAGCATTGGGGATGTAACCCTGTGGCCTGAAAGAATGTTCTGAGTAAGGAGTTCTTGGAGTGCCAAATATTGCTTGTCTAAGTCGCTAGGACTTATAGCTTGTATTTGTGGTGTTCTAGTATTGTCATCTGAGAATGTCAAAACGAATTTACCAGCATTATTTTGTCCTGTGAATTTATCAGTAAGACTTTGCTCTATCTGCATTCTTTCCTCTTGTGTTGGAACTCCGTTGGAAAAATTAACCATAAAGCTCCCCGAAAATCCTGAACTGATGTTATTTAAATGGAACTCAGATACTCTAGAGTCTATAAGTGCCCAGTTATTACAAGAAACATAATCTGGTGTAAAATAGGAATTCATATTAGGGCTGTACAATCCTGAATATAGAATTTGATTCGCTGATGTTCTGTCATTAGCATTAAAAGCAGGAACATAGTAAGGTTTGTTTTGTCTAGTGTTTGTCCAGTCAGATGAAATATAGTAGCCAGGAGTTTTTCCAAACTCATCAGGTCTAGCGCAACGGATTTTGTCTACTCCAACATGATAAATCTCAGCGATTTGTGTTCTGTCTTTACTCCAAACCACGTTAAGGGCAAATGCTCCCTGCAATTTAAAATCAAAAGCTACTTTTTTAATTACTTCGTGTAGGCTTTCATTTCCATTAGCTCTATCCATAAAGTTTTGAAGTTTAACTCTTGCTTCTAAATCTCTATCATCATCATCCTCTATTATTAGATTTTCTCCTGAAATCATTTCCGCAGTAGCGTTTATAATAGCGGCTGAAATTGAGCTTGAATAGTAAAGGTCTATAAGAAATTGTGGATATAGGTTTCTCCAATCATCTGTGCCGTATTCTATCCAGTCACGCCCTCTAACTTCCTGAACTATTGGTGATGTACTTGTTTCCAAGTTTATATTTATAATGTTGTCTTTCATATTTCTAATTCTTTTGACCATTCATCACTTCGCATTATTGGTATGATTTCTGCATAGGTATATTGTTGTAAACCTACTAAAAAATCTGGAGTATCACCCCTAAATTTTAATACTGTTTTTTCACCATTTAGAGATAGTCTTAATGTATCTTGACTTGTTTCAATTACTTGTGAAAAGTCTATGTTTGATACATCTTCCATACTATATATTACATATTTCATATTTTATATTTTAAGGAACCTCTGTTACAATATCACCAGACTCCATGTTTGTCATAGTTCCATCATTGCTATTTGTACTATCATCATTGATAGTTGGATAAGCTGAAGTTCCATCAGGATCGCCCATTCTCCACCAACCTATAAGCC